TTCCACCATGCTTGCGAGTGCAGTAAGAAACGGCGCGCTGATCGTCTGTACCATTTGCCCTAGGCTTGCGCTGGCCTTCGTGGTTTGCGCGGCTAAACGCGCTTGCTCGCCCGCGGCGCTGTTGGAGAGCTTCGCGAGATCGCCCACTTGCGCCTGCGTTTCGCTCATAATGCCGTTGATCTCAGCCTGCACTTTTTGTTGCTGTGTGAGACTCGTCACGCTCACGCCGAGGCTCTTCGCATAGTCTTCCCACATCTTGGCGACGTTCTTGGTCACACCCGCGTTGTCAACGAGAATGGAGTTCTCTTGCCGCAAACCCTCGGTCGCGCTCACCACGGCCTCGCCAAAACTCAAGTGCGCGGCCTTACCAAAGCTCGCGGCCTCGCCCAGACGATTGATCACCTGCACGGCCTGTTCGAGATTATAGCCGCGCGAAAGCAAATTCTTCAGCGCTTGTGCCGCTTCGAAATTTCCGAGCAATCCCGCCCTAACGGAGTCAAGTTGCTCCACCGCTTGCTCGGCGCCCTCAATGCCTTTGAACTGCGCCACGCTGCGCAAACCCAGCATGGCGCTCGTGGCGCGGTTCGCTTCTTCGTTAATGTTGCGCAGAAACAAAAAAGCCCCGGCGCTGGCCAGGGCTGCATTCATGCTTGAAAAGCTCTCTTTAACCTGTGTCCAGCGACTCTTCATGTCGCCGGTTTCTTTCTTGAATTGCTTCCCGTATTCGTTCAGCGCGGCCTTTGCTTGATCGAGATTGTAGCCCTTGTTGAGCAAATCCTTCAGGATGTTTGCGGCTTCTAGGTCATCGAGCAAGCCTTGCTTCACCAAGTCCAATTGCTGCACGGCTTGCCGCAGAAACAAAGAAGTGCCGGAAGAGGAAAGGATTTTTTGCACGCTGCTGAATGCGTCCTTCAGCGATCCCGCTTTCTCCTTCACTTCCTTGTTGAATTGCTCGCCGCCTTTCAAGCGCAGAAAGGCGACCACTTCACTCACGGTTGCCATAGGCTTTATCTTTCACGATCCACAATCCACGATCCACAATATTCTATCTTCGTTTCTCCAACTCCGCCAAGCGCCTTGCCTTCTCTTCCTTGCTCACTTTAATGCGATGAAACCTTACGCCCAGCGCGCGCGCTTGCATCAAGTTTTGCCCGCGATCGCTTGTCGTACTCGCCGGCTCTTGCAGCTTTACCCCGCGCAACGCTGCCTGCCATTGGCGTCCGTCTTTTTCTTTCTGTTGTTGCAGCCACACCCAATCGAGCGCCAGGCGCAGCTTCATGCGCCGCGCCGTTTCGATTAGGCTGATATTGCCGTCGGTGAGTTGGAAGAGGATGCGGCTGTACTCGTCGGCCGCACCCGGCTCATCTGCTTTTCCACTTCCGCCACCTTGCCTTGAATCGTCTTCATGAGCTTTTGGAAATAGCCTTCGAGCTTGTTGAAGAAGCTCTTGTTTCTGCCGAAAAAATCCTCGGCCACCTCCAGCGCCGTGGTGTTTTTCATTTTGGCTGTGTGCGTTTCCAGTTCCGGCACTGCGGCTTTATCAAAGGCACCATTGACCGGCACCAGCACAAGCGCAAAGAATTTTTGCAGCAACTCTTTTTCGCCGAGCGCATAGAGAATCGTGTCCGCGTTGAGATTGCTCAAGTCCGTCACGCCGCACGCGCGCAACAGCTTCATGATCTCCTGATCCTGCGAGATCTCCAACTCTTCAACGATGTATTCTTTCTCGCCCAACTTCCAACGCTTGCTCATGGTTTCTCCTGAGACTTTACACTTTAAACGTTACACGGCGCCGTTACGGCAGATCGCCTTCATCGCCTTCGATTTCGACCTTGAATGCAGCGCCGGAATCATTGCGCACCGCCACAAATTCCAGCGGAACGTAGCGCTCGTTTTCATAGGTCAGCGCTTGCTCAAACACCGTGATGAAGCGGCCCTTGTAAAACGTCCAAATATCGAAGAGCGTGGGGTCCATGGTCTGCGGACATTTAACACGCAGAGCATAATAGACCGGCGCTTCATAATCGCCAACCTCGAATTCGCGTTGATTCGGACTCGCACCGGTGTCGTCTGCCACTTCTGCAATCGGCAAGCCCATGGATAAGGCCAGCGTCTCGGCATACTGTTCTTTGCAACGAAACTTCACGCGCACCTCGCGCATGGATGCAGGCAGCACTTCGCTGGGCAATGTGCTCTGCGCGCTGCCAATCACTTTGTCATTGCCGCTGAACGTGATCGTGATGCCTTCCGGATGCGTGTAACCCATATCCAACAGCGGCGTGGCGAAATCTCCGCCCACCTCTTCAAGAATCGGATTGCCCGCACCAATTCTGATCGTCTTGTTATATCCAATCGCCATAACTCAGCTCCTTGCTATGCTTCCATCGCGATAAATGTATTTCACGTTGAGCGTCATTTCGCAATAAGCCCAGAATGCGCCTTGCCGCTCGCCGATTGCATATTCTTTCGCGTTGATTTGCGTGTCTTCATAGAATTGCGTGAAGCCCTGCGCAAAATCCGGTTCCAGAATCAGGCTCGGATTCGCCATAATCACGCGCTCCACTTTGCGCGCCCACGTTTCTGCTTGTTCCTCCGCTTCGGTATACAGCAGCGTCGCGCCTGAACGCTGATTGATGTGCACCGCCGGAATCAACTGCACGCGGCCGTTCACGGTTTTGATCTTGCCCGCCTGGCTGATCGTATCTTCACGGTCGCGCCGCAACAAAAGGCAATTGTCCTTCCAGCCTTCATGATCGTGCCGAATGATCGTCAACCCCTCGAGCAATTGCCCGCTCGCCGTATGCGGCGTCAAAATTCCATGCAGCGTTGTGATCAGTTCGTTCATGCTTTTGCTTTCCCCCTTCTCTTTTTAAGAGAAGGGGCAGGGGATGAGTTATCCGAACACCAACTCGCGCAACTTCGGAAATTCCTCTTCCGCGGCTTGCTTCAAAAACGGCCGCGCCTTCATGCCTTTGATCGTGACCTTTTTGAACGGATGCGGCGCGCCCGTCCAGAACAGCGCTTTCTTTTTTTTCGGCTCCACCGTAAACGGCTTTTGCAGCGGCCCAAATATGCCCGTGCCCTCATGCACGAAGAGCGCATAGGGCGCGGTGAATTTCACCTTCGCGCTCGTGTTGAATCCGCTGCCCGAAAACTCCGTGGTCCCGGAATTTTTCAGGTTCGTGCCTTTTTTCTTGCCGGTGAACTTCGCAAACGGCGCGAGCTGCACCGCCTTCGCTTCGGTGAGCAAACCCACTTGCTTCACCGCGCGTTCGGCTTGCTTATCCAGAATGCTCGGCAACGCGTGTAACGCCGCGTCATTAAGCTGAAGATCGACAATTGGAATCTCGGCCATGCTATATCCCGTCTTAAGGGCATGGCGCGCCATGCCGCTGCAAAAAACTTTTCGTTTATCATTTCGGTGGCTTCACCGTTATGATCAACCATTCGTTGCTCTCACCGAAATGGTGACTGATTACTGTTTACTGCTTTCCGCCTTGCCGTTCTTATAGCGGTGCTCAAACGCATTAGCCGCAGCCGTGGGCGTGAGCAAGAAACCGATACCCAAACCCAGCGCCATTGGATCGACATTCGCATTCCACAATGCGATCGTGACGTATCCAATCAGCGATGCGAGCGTGAGATAAAATTTGCGCATGTCTTTCATGATTGACTCCACTGATCACTTTTACTGCTCACTGAAAACTGCTCATTCGGGATAATCCACATCGATCTCCACCCCCTCGCCATCTAGCGCATAACTGATCTCCGGCCCCGGCGATCCGCCCGCAAGCTCGTCCGTGATATAATCCTGCGCCGCATTTTCTGCGCGCCGTAAATACAGCTCTTGCAGCTTGGCAATTTCATCCGCGCGCATGTAACGGAACGTGCTCGATTCCCCTACGTTGCCCTCCACCATAATGCCCGCCGCATTCCCCCCGGCGGATTGCATCACGATATTCCATGAAGGCAATCCTTCTGCAATCGCGAGATAAGCCTCCGCCTCGGCCAGTGCTTGCGTGAGCGTCGTCGCTCCGCTGAAATCGCGCGGCGTGCCTAGTCCGGCCGCTTCGGTTTCAGCGGTTCCATAATTCGTCTCGCCCACCCAGCGCTTGAGGCGTCGCCCTGCTTGCCGCAGGTGCGGCGCAACCACCGCGTCTCCGAGCGAATCCGGCAAGTTCCCCGTGCTGCGCACGTGTGTCGCGTCGGCAATCACGGCTCGTCGTTACCTTGCAAAACTTCCACAACGCCCTCGAGAACTAATTCCGCCGCGACTTCCGGCGATACTACAATTTCCTCGCCGGCGCCATATCTTTGCGACCCGATTTTATACTTTTTCGTGAATCTCAACTGCACTGCTTTCACATTTTTTTCTGCACCACCGTCATGCACCGGCTCTGCTGCGGGCATTTCCACTTTCAACAGATCGCCCGCATAAATGCGCGCCTGAATGAAGCCCGTGTTCGGCACGATCTGAAAGCCTTTGCGCTGCCGACCGACTGCTATCGCCAAGCCGCTTTGGGGATCGACAAAACCACCGCCGCGCTTCGCGATCTTCGGTGCAAGTTTGACTGCGATATCTTCCACTGCTATCCTCGCTTGTTTGCTGATCGATGCTCACTGAAAACTACTCATTGCGCTTACGGCAGGTCGTCCGCCAAATCCCACACGCGCGCTGCGTTCGCGATGATACGGCCGAAGCCGATCACTTCGCTGATCGCGATTTGATTCCATTGCGAGGTAATCAGATTTTCGCTTTCCACCAGAGAAGCGCCCGCTTCCACGATGCGCTCCAATGCTTTCGCGCGATCCACGCCCAGCACTTTACCGCTCAAAATTTCACTCGTGGGATCGTGGCGTTTTACGACGCTGCCAAAGGGATTGATGGGATTGCCGGTGTTTACGAAGTTGCTTGCGATAATGGAATCGCTGAATTCTGTGAGCGAATTGATTGCCACCCAGCCGGCTTTGTCCGTAGCCAAAAGGTCCATGTTGTACGGCTCAAAGTTCGCAAGAAACTCGATGAAATGCGCATACGACATTCCGCCCAGCGTATCCACCGGCGCAGAGTTGCTATTGCCGTCGCCGTTCATGGTCACGCTCACTGCATCTTCGGTTTCATCGAGCATCATGCGCTGGCCCGCGAGCCGGAGAAACACCGCCATTTTGTTCGCACTCAAACGGCGCATGTGCTCATACGTTTGTTTGATCACCAGGCCGTGCTTTTTGAGTGTGATCGTTGCGGTGCCCACGTTCAGCGAGATCACCGGCAAACCAGCGCCTTGTCCGACAATTCCGGCGCTCACGTCTTGCGTTTCGTCCACCGTGCTGCTTTGATAGGTGCCGCTGTTGACCGTCGTCGTGGTGGCCACCAAATCCTCATGGCGGAGCGTATAGCGTCCGAGCAGCATGCCGATGCGGATTTGCTGTTGCAAAAATTCCGGGAAGAGCACGCGACTCTCCGGCTGGTTGTACCATTCTTCCAGCGTGATCGCGCCCGTGCCCAACACTTGCAGATCGCGCACCGCAAGCTGGCGTTGGAACGCATTCAAGCCGCAGTGCTTTTCCGGCTCCGTGGGGTCGAGCGTTTCCAGATAATCGGAAAACGAAATGCCCAGCTTCTTCGCTTCCGTATACATGCCGGCTTCCAGTTTGATCTTTTTCAAATCGCTTTTGTTGATGCTCTTCAGCGGCCGTTGCGCTGCGAGCATGGCGCTCACGTCAATGCCGGAAAGCTGCGCCCACGCGAGCAAATCTTGCAATGTTCCTTGTCTCATGTTTCGTCCTCGAAAATTTTATTTGTCCATAGCCCCGCCCCCTGGTGGGGCGTTGTTTGGAAAATTCAATGTCGCATTCGCCCGCAAGGGGCGAGGGCTACTAACCCAAATCAATCACGCACGTGCTCGCGTCCGTATCGACACTCTCCACAAAAAACGGCACGCCGTTCGTCGCGTCGATTTGCACCGCACCGCTCGCGCCGCATTCCAGTTTGTTCCATGCTCCCACAGTCGGGGCCGTGCTCGTATAGGGCACTTCCACCAGGCCGCGCACTTGCACGGTGATCACGTCGCCTTCGATGTTGCTGATCACGCCACGCAAACTTTCATCCGCGCCGCCCACGGAAACCTTGCCCGCAGTGCTGATGTGCGCCGCCTTACCTTCGTGCGTGCCCTTCGTGATGGTTCCCACTTTTTCATAAGTGAGATACTGCGCGAACTGGCCGCTCTTTTTATAGGTATTCCATGCCATAAAAACCTCGCTGGTTTTGGTTCCACAATTTTATTTGGTTGTCATTCAGGAGGAATCTTTTCACTCGCTTAGCACCATGGCCAGCATGAGGGATGTTCCTTCCAGGATGACAGATTTTTAAGCTAAGCGAAAACGCGCCGGATCGATCTTGTCCGCCTTGCCGTTCGCGTTCGGCTCATGCACGTCCTCTTCTTTCGAAGAGCGCGCGCTCACGTTTTTCGAGCCGCAATTGCCGCATACCAGCGGGAACTTGGCTTCGAGCCTGGCTTGATAATCCGCCGCGATCTCGTTCAAATCCTCCCACGTCATCACGCCGAGTGCGGTTTCGAAACTCTTCTTGCACTCGCCGTCCACCTTTGCAATCAATGCGACGATTTCCTTGCGCCGTTTCTCCAAAACTTTCAGATAAGCCTTGGCTCTCTCTTCCAGCGCAGAATTTTTTGTCAAGATTTCTTCGTTGGATTCCATGAGCGCAGATACCGCATCGAGCAAGTCCTGCTCGTTCGGCTCCTCGCTCAAACCCAGCGCCTCGAACAGCCGCTTTGCCGTTTTTTCGCTGATCGTCAAACTTTTCATCTTGCCTCCATTATCGGATTTTGCTTTTCCAAATTGGCTCTTTGGCTCATTATTTTTTTGCGCTCTTTGCTCCAGCTTGTCCGCCTCCTCATCCGCGCCCTCCCAGACCAAGCCCACGTGATAATACTCCGTAATCTCTGTCACGATAATGCGCACCACTTGCCCGTCCACTTCATCGCCGAGCAATCCCCAGAACTGATAATTGCGCATGTCTGGGTGCGACTTTTCCCAGTCAAAAGCCAGGCTCACGCTCACGGAATCAACTAATGGCGGCTCGGAAAGTAGTTGCCGTGCTTCATTCGGCGCTAGCTTCCAATCCAGCATCACCTCAATGTTGATGCCCGGACTCGATTGCTCGCCCGAGGCCTCGCCCCACGTTGCGTCTTGAATGAAGCCGATGCGATCCTGAATCGCGCTGGAATGGTTGCGATGAAACATGAGGTAGCGCCGGCGGCTTCCGCTTTTTTCTTTGGGCAGCATCAGCGGAATCGAAGCGCGCAAAACTCCGGGGCGGCTGAAGTCGAGAAAATATCCGCCCGCGCCGAGATATGCCGCGCTAAGCGCGCGAAATTGCAGGCGCAAATAATCTTCCGCGCTCGGCAACAGTTCCTCAAAGCTTTCGGGATTAAGCGCCAATTCGATCTTCTTGCGCTCGCGCACCACGGGCGCAAATTCGCACCGCAAATTCGTCACGAGCTTGCCGTTGACCAGCGCAAGTCCAGCGGGCAGATTTATCTTTTCACGATCCACAATCCACGATCCTCAATCAACAGTTTGAAAGTTCTTACCGTTGCGATGAAACTCAACGCGCCATGCCCCATGCCCCAAGCTTTCATCCCCCTTTTCCGTCGTTGCCAGCAAGCGCGTCTTGCAATTCGGATGATACGGCGGAAATGCAATGCCCTGCCGCGTGGCCGCGCGAATGCCCACGCGCCCGATGTCCTCGGCCGTGATGGGCTGTAATCTTTTTTGGTATTGCTCCGGCGTGAGCTTGCTCAATTCGTCCACGGCTTTCCGCGCTTCGCCAATCGGAATCAATCTCCCGTTCATGGCCTGGCAAATTTCGGCCTCGGGTTCGGGATTATAAACTTTCGCCCAGGAAAATTCCGCTTCGTCCAGTTGCCCGATTTGCGCCCACGTCCGCATGCGCTGCACGCTCGTGTTGATGATGCGCTGCGCTTGATATTCGCTGAGCGGTTCGAGTGTATCCACGGCCAGCGCTTGAAATGTGCGGATCGCCTCGCGCGAGGTGCGGCCAAACAAACCCTCGCCGTTTTCAATCCACTGTTGCCGCAGCCAATCCAACACTTGCCGTTCGGTATCGGCATTGAAAATGAACTTGCTCAGATAATGGCGATCCAAGCCGCGCACAAAATTCAGCGTGCGCGTGTCGATCTTGTCGAGCGTAAACGTCACCTTCGGAACTTTTTCAAATGCACTCGTGTCTTCCAGGCGATAGTATTCATAGATCACCTTTATGCTATCACGCAGGGCGTTTTGCGCCTCCGTGCTGCGAAACGCATCCACATAAATCGAAGTGATCACGCCGAAGGCTTGCTCGGCAAAATCTTTCTCGTCCACAAAGTCGCTGCGCTGCGAACGCCGCACGAATCCGGCGAGCACTTCCCCGGCTTCCTCCGCCGAGGCCCCGAGAAACGGCGCAATCGCCTTGAGATATTTCGCCGACCAGTCCTCTAAAACTTTTCGCACCGTGCTTTCCGCTGCCAAGCTTTTGCGATCTACGATCTGCGATCCACGATCTTCGGCAAGAAACACCCTCGGCCTGACAAAACGATACCGTTGCAACCCCGCGTTCCACAAGAAGCGCTTGGGCGGCTCGCGTCTTTGCAAGTCCGGTCCTTCCACCAAACCGGACTCCACGTCCAACCGCTTGACATCGAACCAGTTTTCATATCCCAACTCTTGCGCACCGTCATCCGGCGAGATCACCCCGACTTTGACTTTCTCGATAATGCCGCGTTGCTTGCGTTGCACGGCAATGGATTCCGATTGCGGATCGCGCGCGGGATTCTCTTCGAATTGCAAACTCAGATCGTCCAATTCCAAACCTTGCAAGCGGAGATCGAGCCGATAAGTTTTTTCAATCCGGCGCTTCACGAGCCGGCGAATGTTGTTCGCCTGGCGAATC